GTCAAACTCGCTGGGACTTCTACTGGCCTGCTCTCGCCCACATTGGCGAACAAGCCGTTCTCAACAAAGAAATCTATGCTGACGGCTCCTCTGCCGACGACGATGTCTTCGGCTACCAGGAACGCTTCGCGGAATACCGCTACAAGCCTTCCGTTATCACTGGGCAATTCCGATCGAACTTTGCCCAATCTCTCGACACCTGGCATCTTAGCCAGGACTTCGGGTCTCTTCCTGCTCTCAATGCTTCCTTTATCGAAGAAGACCCACCTTTCGACCGCGTTATCGCGGTCCCTGACTATCCCCATCTGATCCTCGATAGCTATATGAGCCTGCGCTGTGCGCGGCCTATGCCCGTCTACTCTGTTCCTGGTCTAATCGACCACTTCTAATGTTATTGAACAGGTTCATTTCGGCAGAAACCTATCGAGCAGACGCCCGTCAACAGACGGGCCTCTTATGAAAAAAATCTGGGCCCAACGGGGCCCAGTCCATCACCTTAGAAAGGCTTAGACATGGACCCTCTTACTATTGCTGCTGGAGTGGGCGCCGTTGGCAACGTCCTCGGCGGCATCTTCCAGAACAAGTCCAACCAAAAAATCACGGCCAAGCAAATGGCCTTCCAAGAACGTATGTCGAATACTGCCTACCAGCGTTCTATGAAAGACCTGAAAAAAGCGGGACTAAATCCCATCCTTGCCTATCAAAAAGGCGGGGCTTCAACGCCCTCTGGTGCATCAATCCCCGCCGTCAACGTAGCTAAGGATCTACCAAAGGACCTCCTTGCCGCTTCTACTGTCAAACTCCAGAACGCCCAAATCGACAACGTCAAATCCCAAACCAAACTCAACGAATCCAACTCCGCGCTCACTATGGAGCGCATGAACACGGAGCGCGCCCAACAGGGCAACCTCGGCGCTTCCTCCGTACTAACTCAGGCTCGGACTACTACCGAACTGACCCAAAACAAGATCGCCCAACAACTCCTGGAACAGGCCGAAATCGGCACTTCCATCCGTTGGAACGATCTTACTGTCTCTTACGCTCAAGCTGCTGGTGCAGCTATCGAACGCGCCATCGATGAGGACGGTATCGGCGAAATCGCCCGTAATCTCGACCGAATGAAGAATGGCGCTTCTATGATTGGCGGTCTCGTAGACCGAATCCCCAATCCCTCCCGCGCTTTGCGCTCTCTCCGCGACATCGTCCGTCGCCCTTCCCGAACCTCCGGTGGGATGCCCCTCGACCGTCGCGGTCGTGGTCCCACCGACCCTGACTTTGCTGTCATCGATTAACAAAAGGAAAATCCAATGCCTGAATTCCGTACCGCCTATGGCGAATCCTTCCGTCAAATCTTCGAAACAACTGGCCCGTCCGCTACTCATCAAGCCTCGAAGGCTGAATGCGACGTCAACACTATCATGGCCAAATATCAGAAAACCGGCGTCCTCGAACACCGCAACTCTTTCGAAGGTCAATACGCCGACTTCACGGACACGCCTGCCGACTACCAGGAGAGCCTGAACGCTGTCCTCCTTGCCGACGAAATGTTCGCATCTCTGCCCTCTACAATGCGTCGTCGCTTCCACAATGACGCTGCCGCGTTCATTGAATTCGTCGGTAATCCCGACAATGCCGAGACCCTGGTCGAATTGGGCCTCGCCCACGCCCCTAAGGCCGCCCCTGAGGCGCAACCTGCTTCTCCCGCCCCCAAAGCGAAGGAGAAGCCAACGCCGCCCTCTGCGGCCCCTAAATCCTCTGATGAGGATTAACTTGCACAGTTCTCTACTTGATGTAACTGTGCTGACTGACACCATTCAGTCCAAATAGGAGATCACGACTATGAAAAAACGATCCAAACTATCTCGTAAAAAATCCCGTAAGAACTTCTCTCGCGGATCAAAAACCAAATCCAGAAACTATGCCGGCTCCCCCATGCGGGGCGGCATTCGTATGTGATGGAAATGCCATGTTACGGCCCCCTCGATGGGTGGCGTCACAGGGAAACAAACGGATTCACGATGAATCCCCACTTCGCGCAACGCGATGCCCCTCTAACCGTGCCTTGTGGCCAGTGCATTGGCTGCCGCCTAGAGCGGTCCCGCCAGTGGGCTGTCCGCATGGTCCACGAAGCTTCTTGTCACGAAGACAATTGCTTTATCACGCTCACCTATAACGATGAGCACCTCCCCTACCAAAACACCCTTGTGCGCTCTGACCTGGTCAAGTTCATCAAGCGTCTCAAGAAAAACACCAAAACCGCCTTCCGCTACTACTATTGCGGAGAATATGGCGAAACTACCCAACGTCCTCACTATCACGCCTGCCTGTTCGGCTATAAGCCCGACGACCCCTCGCTGTTCTCTACTAACGGCGAACACAAACTCTACGAAAGCCCGACCCTCACCTCCAACTGGGGTATGGGTCACGCAACCTTCGGTGAACTCACCTTCGACACTGCGGCCTACACGGCCCGCTATGTGACCAAGAAAATCACAGGCGACGCCGCCGAAGAACACTACCGCGTCGTTGACGACGACACCGGAGAAATCTTCTACCGCACCCCCGAATTCAACGGCATGAGCCGTGGGGGTAAAACTGGCCTTGGGGGCATTGGCTCCCAATGGCTCAAAAAATATGGAAAGGACACTTACGACAAAGATGAGGTCATCCTTCAAGGCCGCTCTATGCAGCCTCCCAAGGCCTACGACCGCATCTTCGAACACACTGACCCCCAGACCTGGGAACGTGCCCAGGCTATCCGTTCTGCGCGTCCTCGCGTTGAACGTACCGATCGGCAACTCCGTGCTGCTTCGGTCATCGCTACAAGCAAACTCAAATTAAGGGAATTCCAATGAATGTTTACACAATCCGCGACTCTGTCGCCGCCTTCTTCCTTCCCCCTTTCACCGCCTCGACTGACGGCCAAGCGGAACGCATGTTTATTGGCTCGCTCGGTGATTCTTTCAATTACCGCGACGGTTTCCAGCTCTACCACGTCGGAACATGGTCCGATGTTGATGGTACTCTCGATACTTGCGAACCGCGGCTGGTTCTGGCGGGAAACTCTGTCAATTACACCCTCGACCCTCGACCGCGCCCATTAGCGCCCACCTTTAAAGAGGAGCTTCAGTCATGAAATCCGTAATGTCTCACAACTTCAGCCGTGTCCCACGCGCTGATATACCTCGGTCTTCCTTCGACCGCTCCTGCGGTCACAAGACCACTATGGACGCTGGCTACATCGTCCCCATCTTTGTGGACGAGGTTCTCCCTGGCGACACTTTCAACGCCAAGATGGCTATCTTCGGTCGCCTCGCTACCCCGCTCCATCCCTTCATGGACAACAGCTATCTGGATACCCATTTCTTCTTCGTCCCGAATCGCCTGGTCTGGGAAAACTGGGAACGCTTCAACGGTGCCCAGGACAACCCTGCCGATTCCACCGACTTCCTTGTCCCTCAAATGAACTCTGGAGCTGGATATGCTGCTTCTTCCCTTAGCGACTATTTCGGGATACCTACTGGTATCGCCGACCTTGACCACAATTCTCTTCATCATCGAGCTTACAACCTGATCTACAACGAATGGTTCCGTGATCAGAATCTCCAGGACAGTGTCGTGGTCGATACTGGCGATGGTCCTGATGACCCCGCCGACTACGTCGTCCTCCGTCGTGGCAAACGTCACGACTACTTCACCTCCGCTCTTCCCTGGCCGCAAAAAGGTCCCGCTGTGGACCTGCCCCTCGGTACCTCTGCACCTGTCCTCGGCATCAGCCGTATCGGTACCTCTGCTTCCGGCCAATTCCCTGCGGAAATCGATACCAACACCAACGATATCTATATCGAGACTTCTACCAGCTCGAATGGTGTTGCCTTCGAACTCGATACCTCTGGCGGCTCCAACATCCGTGCCGACCTCACGACTGCCACAGCTGCTACAATCAACCAGCTCCGGCAGGCCTTCCAAATCCAAAAACTCTACGAGCGCGACGCCCGTGGCGGCACTCGCTACATCGAGCTTCTCAAAGCTCACTTCGGTGTCACAAGCCCTGACGCTCGCCTTCAGCGGCCCGAATACCTCGGTGGCACCTCGACGCCTCTTAATATCAATCCTGTCTCTCAAACGTCCTCTACGGACGCTACAACTCCGCAAGGTAACCTTGCTGCCTATGGCACTGTGGGAGTGACACCCCATGGCTTCAACAAGTCTTTTGTTGAGCATGGAGTTATCGTCGGCGTCTGTTCTATGCGCGCCGACCTTACCTATCAGCAAGGCCTTAACCGTATGTGGTCCCGTCAAACTCGCTGGGACTTCTACTGGCCTGCTCTCGCCCACATTGGCGAACAAGCCGTCCTCAACAAAGAAATTTATGCTGACGGCTCCTCTGCCGACGACGATGTCTTCGGCTACCAGGAACGCTTTGCGGAATACCGCTACAAGCCTTCCGTTATTACCGGGCAATTCCGCTCGAACTTTGCCCAATC